AGTAATGGAAAAAATTTCCATGGAAACCGAGGAAGATTATCAGGCTTTGATTGCGTTTTTACAATCACATGATGTTGATATTGTGCGTACCAAAGTTCAGGACAATGCCTTGATAGGTGATAAACTATTATCACCACCATTATCGCCTAGAGACCATTTTGGTATGATAGGTGAAAAGTTTTATACACCGGAGCCTGCACGTAATAGAAAATGGAACTACATCCATGGTCCTTTTTATCCAAAAGATCCCCCACAAACTCAAGAGGAATTTGAGGATTTACCTAAATACATAAAAAAAGATCTTTCTGAAAGACATTTTACCAATTCGTTGTTTGATGTATACACATTTGATTACGGAGCATTAAAACCAATAGTGGATTTAGTGGCTCAACACGGAAATGAAATTTTATTAAACAAGAACATTGACTCTGCTATGTGTTGTCAAGTAGGAGTAGATTTATATTTTGGTACATGGCCTGGACAAGACAAAAATAGATTACTAGAGTGTATGCAGCAGGAGTTTCCTGACTATCGATGTCATGCTGTAGAAACAGATGGTCATCTTGATGGGGTGTTTTGTCCTGTTAAAGAAGGATTAATATTATGCAATAACAATTATGTAGATAAAATTAATTTTGCTACGTTGTTCCCTGGATGGGAAGTAGTACCAATAGGTAGACAAGTGCAACATAAAGAGTACGAATATAATCATTTAAAACAAAAAAACGCAGGTCGATGGTGGGTTCCTGGAGAAGAGTACAACGATGATTTCACAGATTTTGTAAACTCTTATATGGATTTCTGCACTGGTAACATTGAAGAAACAACAATTGGTGTGAATATATTAATGGTTGACGAAAATACATTGCTTTGTTCTGAAGAAGATGCAAAAATTTTTAAAATACTAGAACAACACAGAATAACTCCACATGTAGTTTCTAATAGACACCATAATTTTTGGGACAACGGTATACATTGCATGACAACAGATCTAGATAGGACGGGACATCGCAAAGATTATTTTCCTGGTAGACGAGTACTGTGACAGATATCATTGGTATAGCCTGCATGCTGTTTGGGCAGATGCAAATAAATAAATGATATTGGAGTAAATCTTGCAGAAGCGAACACGTAGCATACTTGATGAATTAGCCCATATGCCTGTGGTCAAAGACAGGGAAAATCTTGTGGAAAGTCGTGCTAGTCATGTGATATCAGGCGCTATAAACTTGATCAATTATATCAAGGAAAACTACGATGCCGAGCAAGCAGCAGAGCTAGAGCGTAGGCTACTCAACAGTATTAGAGCGCAGGATCCAGCAAAATTTGCACGTGGTGTTAGGAGATTCAAAAATGATAGTCAATGAAGGTGGAAATGTTTTTAAAAGCAAAGACGGCGAGTCACTGACACAACGTATTAATCGTGAAGACGTACCAGCAACAATTAAATGGGTAGAATCTGTTACAGGATTGCCTTTTCCGGAGCAGGCTTGGTTAGGCACAACTGGACGTAAGTCCAGTTCTGGAGATTTAGATCTAGCAGTAGATGCCAGTAAAATAGACAAAGATGTATTAATACAGACATTGTTGACTAACGGAATTGACAAAAGCTCTATTAAAAAATCTGGAGACAGTGTACATATTTTAACTCCCATAGCAGGTGATCCTGCCAACGGATATGTGCAATCTGACTTGATGTTTGGAGAACCTGTCTGGCAGGCATTTAGCATGAGCGGAGCTGCTGAAGGCAGCAAGTTGACTGGTATGAGCAGACACGTTATTCTAGCCAGCATTGTGAATGCATTGAATCCTGCTCTAAAATGGAGCTATAAGAATGGGTTGGTAGATCGTGCCACTAACGCAACTGTAGAAAATGGCAAGAGCCCTGCTACCCTGAGCAAGGTAACCGGCATCCCTGTAGCAAAACTTAACAGTGCCGATGATATCGTTGACGTGGTCAGTAAACGACCGGACTACAATCAATTGATTGCTGCTGCTAGAGAAACACTGGCCAAAAGCAATATAGAATTGCCTGAATCTGCGCCTGCCCCAGGGACCGCAGCATGGTTCAGAACATATTCAGACAAATTTGCCCAATGATACTAGATTTTATCAACATGTTAACTGAGGCAGCAGATCCTCGAACTCCGCACCCCGAAGATGCAATATTCAACGGAAGTGCTGCTGCTGCACAACAAGTTGCTGGACTAAAAGCAGTCATAGCAAATCCAAATAACTTGACCATTAAATGGGATGGTAAGCCTGCATTGATATTTGGCCGAGACACAGACGGTCAGCTGGCTGTAATGGACAAGTACATGTGGGACGCTGGGTCAATGGCCAAGAGCGTTCAAGATTGGCAGACCTATGATGCCAACAAAGCATCAGGAAATCTACGTGGTAGCTTGTATGACTTATTGGCGGCGATATGGCCAGGATTAAATGCAGCAGTTCAAGGCCCGGGGTTTTACTGGGGCGATTTGTTGTACGCTGGGCAATTGCAGCCAGTACAAGGCAAGTTTGTTTTCAAGCCCAATCTGGTAGAATATCGTATCCCCGTTGGTAGTCCGTTAGGTAAGCAAATAGCCGGGACTGCAGGTGGCGTTGTAGTACATCAATATTACTCCGAACCTGGCGCAACACCTGTGCAATGGAATGGTCGAGGATTGGCCACAGTCCCGGGTGGTGTTGCAATTATAAGTCCAACTGCAGGAAATAGATTTACGCTAAAAACCCCGGTACAACAAGAACGTGCTGCAGATGCCGCACTACAGAAATACGGTGCTGCGGTTGACCAGTTACTAAGTACTGTTCCGCAAAGTGCCAGAGACAGAATTAAAACATACTTTAATAAATTTATCACAGGGCAAACTAGAGAAGCACTGCCAGACTGGTTGGCTGCAAACGTGAGCCAGAAACAATATCAAGCCTTGGCTGGAGATGACCAGACTGGTACACTGTTTGCACAAGATGCCAACGGCAAGATTGTAGAAAGTCCTGGGTACACTGGATTAAAAGCAATATGGAACAGCATTTATGCATTTAAACAAAGTCTAGCCAAGCAACTGGCACCACAAGTACAAGGAATTGAAGAATATGTAAACAATCAGCCAGCTGGCGAAGGATTTGTGTTTCCTACACCTAGTGGGCTAGTAAAAATAGTAGATCGTGAAGTGTTTTCTGCGGCTAATTTTGCAAAAAATGGCTAACTGGTATAAATACTTGCATGCGTATAACGCAAATAATTTAGGAGAAATATAATGGCAATTGGAGTGACGAGAGTAAGCGGTGATTCGCAATTAGTAGTTAATGTTGGTGATGGATATACCAGAAATGCAAATGCACAAGTTATTAACACAGGTATTGCAAGCCCAATCACAGCATTTAAAATTACAACACTAGGTATTACAGCTAACCTAGCAAACGAACTAAAAGGTCCAAGCGGTGCAGGTGTTACTGGCGCAGTTGATACACTACTAAAAGTAGTTTCTTCAAACGCTTCTGTACTAGCATACCAAGTTGACGCAGTTGGTGCAACAGCTCAGTTGAGTGTTATTGTTGAGCGCAGTGGTTGGGACAGTGATACAAGTCTACAATCTGTTATTCGTGCTTTAGCAGTTTCTACTGGTAATATTGGTGCATACGGTAACGTATTCCCGACATTAGCAACAGTTACATCAACTGGCGGTATCAAAATAGCCTAATTGCTAACTAGCAATATAAAGAAGCAGACTTTGGTCTGCTTTTTTTATGACTTGGATAAATATTAACATGCGGAAAACGCAAATAATTTAGGAGAAATATAATGGCAATTGGAATAGATCGTAGCGCAGGATATGCGTATGCAGGTACAACTGGTGTGTTAAATGGTGTTCAATACAGCGAAGTCGGGCAGAGTCTTGCGCTTTATGTTGTGGCATCATTGAACTTATCATCTGAGGATGACGCAGCAAACGAAGCATTTGAGGCAATCATTCAACTTTTTCCACCTGTGTTAGCATATTATTCTCATGCTACTACTGGTGCAATCAGCTTGATCTGTGACGGTGTTAATGCACCTGACGCAAGTGCATTACAAACAGCACTACAAGCAATTGGTGCAAGGAAAGGTGCTGTAAATCTATCAAGTGCAACTGTCACCAACGGTACAAGCTTTGTAGTTTCGTAATTAAGTCAATGACTTAAACCAAAGGCAGATTTGTTCTGCCTTTTTTATTGGCTATAAATATCTATATGAAATTCTTCACTGGAGTTACGTTAGTTGACATTACTGCTACCGGAGTTACTAGACACCGGGCGGAGCAAGAACTTGAGCGCAATCAGCAACGCAACTGGGAAACAGTACTACAGGTTATTGGTCTAAGGTCGCAGCCACAGTTGATTGAAGGTCCAATAGTTAAAGAATTTGAAATAGATCACAACAGTGGATTTGGCGAAATGTACAGGGGTAACCACAGTGTATGGATATTTTGTTTTGGTGTAGAGTCTGAGGATGTATTTTTGCACAACAATGATCCAGTTGGTGGCCTAGATCTAGACTTTGCTCAGGTGCCTATCATATGTGGGCTTGAGGAAACTGCACGTTTTATGCTGCCAATATTTTACCCGTACGGAGCAATTAAAAACATATACTTTAAAACTGGCAGAATTCACTTAAATACTATTTGATTCACGGCACACTCAGGCAACTCTTATGGCACATTTACGCAACACTACAGAACCCTCTTTAACTAAAAGAATGGAAATAAAATGGCAGAGAGCGAAAGAACCAACCTTGGTGCGCACGTGGACTTGTGTGCTGAAAGATACCGAAGCTTGGAAGATAAACTAGATAAATTAGAAAATCGTATGAGTACGTTGGAAGAACACATTATTATCATACGAACAAAGTTGTCAGATACCAAAGCAGAAACTGTTGGTGCTACCAGCGGTCAAATTATCAGTATAGGAACAGCATTTGGTGTGGCATTAACAACTGGTTTGATCACGGTACTAGTTCAGCTGATACTAAAATAAAAATGAAAATTGTAGAACTCTTAAATAAAGTACAGGTACCATTAACAAACGAAGAAGCAGACGTATTGGGACAGTTTTATGATCGTACAACTATTGCAAAAGAACACTTTGATCATAGACAAACATTGGTTGCCAATCACCTGGTTAATAAAGACGTACTACTAAGAAAAAATGAAGACGGTAAAATCTACTACAGGAAAAAGATCTGATCTGGCACATGCTCAAGCTGTGTTTGCAGATGTAGGGACAAAACAT